TTTTATTTCAAATTCATTATTTCGTCGCATAGTGTTGTTTGTATTTGTGAGTTTTTAATTTGTTCAGTATGTATATTTACTATTGTTCTTTGTTCTATAATCCAACCCTGAGAATGTGGCATCATAAACATTTTCTTTTTATCCTTCATTGCCTTAAGTGAGAATATAACATCACTCATTTTTTTGTGTTCAGAATCTAGTAAGCTTGTCGGGTTAAAGTAATCTGTTTTAAATGCAGTTACTCCCGTGCCACACACATCTAAATACATTCCATTGTTAACGGTCTTAAACGCGCTATAAGAATCATGTCCTCTATAGTATTCCACCCCTATACCTTTCAATCTACGCCCGTGGTAAGTTACTATACAATTATGTTTGTCTATTGCTTGTATTGTTTTATGTATGTAGTCACTTGGGTAAATAATATCATCGTCACAACTGAAATAGTAAGACGGTTTAGTCACATAATTCAATCCGTAGAACTTGCCGTTATCGGTTAGGTTGGTATTTAGTTCGTTATTGTAAACTATTATCTTATCAACTTGACCCTTTAAAGAGTCTATAGTTCTTTGCAGTAATAATTCACGGCCTTTAAAAGTTGCTATTCCTACAATTATGGGTGTCCTAGTGAACTTATCTCTAATTGCTTGTATCTTTTGCGCTCGTTCACCTTGGTTTATTCCTTTACCTAAGCTCTTTTGAGCGTCATGTCTACGGTAATTGTAAAGAATCTTATCTGTATATCCTAACTTATAACCAGCATCTAATAATCTAAGGTTTAAATCGTACTCTTCAGCACAAGTTAATGACTCATCAAAGCCGTTTACAGCATCTAAAATGTCTTTTCTAAACATTAGTGTACCTCCGTGAATAACATTATTGTATATCATGTCATTAAAAGTAGGATGTTTAAATCTAGGGTATTGAACTTGCACGCTATTTGTATGTACATTGTTAGCAACCCCATGAATAAAGTCAAAACCTTGCATAGCTTCAACACTATCTGTAATTGAGTTAGGTGTTAGATAATCGTCTTCACATAGATATTTAATATATAAACCTTTCGCGCGTTTAATACCGTTGTTTATATTTGTTGATACGTTAACATTATCATTTTGTATTAATAACTCAATGTTAGGATATGTTTGTTTTTTAACGCTTTCAATTGCTACATCTAAATAACCCCTATCAATTGAATAGGGAATTATAATACTTACTAGCGGCTGTAACATAGTAACCATACCTTAGGAGTTAACTCTTCATAATGTGTTTGACTCCAATCTTTAAAACGTTCTTCAAAGTCGGACAACTGTAATTTAAAAGTATGGTATTGGTCTACTTCAATATCTATGCCAGTTAAGATAATAACATTCTTTTGCGCTATCTTTTTAATGTTGTCTATTGCCTTATCAAAGTCTAAGCAGTTATCTAGTACAGCCATACAGCAAACGGTATCTACTTCGATGCCCTCAATAGTTTCAATACTACCTTTCAATGTTGGCACTCCCTTAATTGGAAAAGCATCTAAACCGATATACTCAACATCTTCAGGAATACAAGTTTTTAGGAACTGACCACCGCAACCAACGTCTAAAATACTATTGCCGTAACCGCACTTGTTTAAATGTGTTTCATAGTCTCTTAAAATATTCGGAGCTGTTCTATTATCGTCCGTGTGTTGTGCTTTCTGCTGTCTTGTACGTAGGTTTTCAGTTGCGCTTTTCCACGCTTTTTTAGTTGCTTTCATTTTATTAAATCTAGTATTCGTTTCCCTGTAGCTTCTATTGAATGTTTACTATGAAAGTCTTTATGAAACCTATCATTAAACGTTTCTGTTTTTAACATTGATGTCACTAGTAAAACTTGTCTAAAAGTTTCTTTATCATTTGCTATTAAAAAATCATGTCTAGTAAAAACATTCTCGTAAACTTCCTTATTCAAATCATTTGTAATAACTAAGCAACCCAAAGCTGTAGCTTCAAATGCAGTCACTCCGAAACATCCGTATGGTTTGCCGTTCAATTCAGGCTTAAATAGTTCAATATAGATATGGCACTCTGCAATACGTTTTAAGTTTTCGTCATGCGGTAGGATAGTTTCGTCTATTCTAATCTCAAATTCATCTTTAAACGGTTCTAACATTCCCCTAATCTCTTTCGTGCCTTTTACAATTGCATTACTAGGATAATGACCGATAATAAGTTTACCGTCTTTACGTTTGTCTACGGGTTTTAAATCTGTGTGAGGTGCTAAGTATTCAATGTCTTTCGCTCCTAACTCCATAAACTCTGTTTGGTCTGTAATGCAACGGTAAACTATTGGATTGAATATGTTGTTATAAAAAAACGGTTCATCTCTATATCTACTCCCTGAATGGTAAACAATTAATTTACCTTTGAATTTAGCTATCTCAATAAGTGAAAGTATAACGGGACAACTATGGAATATCTGTACAACATCGTAGTTGTTAACGTGGTTTATAATATATTGCCTATCTACTACCTTGCTTTCTTCATTATATCCAAACACATGACTGTTTAATGTTAAATCTTCACATATAACACCTATCGACCTTAAAGCGTTTGCGTTATTGTGCGCCATGTTAGCGTAATCATTACTACTTAAATTAAGGACTTTATAATTATATACCATAGTATTACTGATATTATTATTACCACTATAAAAGACTTTGTACTCATAACATTATGATTATCTTTTGATTCTTCATAGCTTCGATTACAGATGAATAACTAAACTTTGAAATAGCTAATAGTATTATATCGTTACCATCCCTAAATATACCGTTTATCTTTATCTTAGGCAAAGGACTGATAAGAATATTGTTTATAAACTCAGCTTCTGGTATCTCTCTTAACACCATATTTTTAAAGATATTGTTTTTCATGCTTGCAAATATAACATTTTATTTTAATTATTACGCATGAGTACCAATATAATGACCTTTTTTAATTAAGTCTTTTCTAGATTGTATTGCTAAAGCCAAAGATATAACCCCATCATCATGCACACCCTGAGGAGCTGAATACTTAACACCCCTAGTCTTTGTATCATAAATATAAGTAAAGGCTTCTAGTTCGTTTATTAGCCACTCTTCATTAAGTATAGATATATTCTTTTGCTCAAATAATAGCGCTAAGTCTTCAATCATAACGGGTTTTGTTTTACTAGAAGTTACATAAGGCTCTATAAATGTACGGCATTGTTTATGCAGCATCTCATAGAATACATCTCCTTGATTGTTAACCTCCACATATATCTTTGCTCTGAATCTATTTATTACTTCAGCAACCTTGTTTATTATATTGGTCCAATCGTCCTGTCTCCATCGTTCAACGTGTATCATTTGATTATCACGGTTAACAATAGTGAGTACAGTATAATCGTCTGCTCGTCCAATATCTAAACCACCAAACATTAATGGAGTTGATACAGGAAATTCATTAACACAATCTTTTATATTCTTAAATAATCCACTAGCATTATCTAAAAATTCAGCTAAGTATTCTTGTCTAAATATATGGTCTGGCAAATTACGTCTACGTTCTTCTAAGTCCTCAACGCTAATCATTGGATTATCATAACTAGAAAAATGAAAGTACTTATATCTATTGTCGTAGTTATGCTGTAATGAAAGTTTATAAAAATGGTTCTTACCTTTTGGAGTTGAAATAAACAGTATCTTTTTTCCTTTAACTAATACGGTCGCACTTAATACTTCGCTCCATAATTGCTCTCTGCTAAATGCTATCTCATCCATTATAAGATAGTCGAATGTATTACCCCTTATATTGTCAGGACGTTCACCAGAAAAGAATTGAATTGTAGAACCGAAACCTTTGATAGTTAAATCTGAGCGGTTGAATTGAAAGAATCCACTACGCTGGCAAACCTTTTCCATTTCATCAAATACCTTTTTTGATTGCTTATAGATGGGAGTAACCCATGCAATACTACAACCTTTATCATTCATAGACCAATAAAGCAATTGATTAATGCCTAGCATAGTTTTACCAAACTGCCTACCGATATTTAAAATATAATACTTATACGGCTCATGGTTTATACTGTGATGTATTTCCTTTTGCTTATCGTGCGGTCTATATCCTTTAATTATCAAAGTCGAATCCTTCTACGGTTTTAGTTTCAATATGTTGTTTGTCGTGCATTCCTAAACGGTTCTTAGCATAGAATATACCTTTGCCTTCATTGGCTACTATATCGGTTGCTAAGGCTTTGAAAGTACCCTCTATCTTTTTTATAGTGTCGGATTTGATTTCATTATCTGATTTCATCCAAGTATAATAAGTATCTCTATGAATGCTTTCCATGTTTAATAACGGTATCCAAATGTTAAGAAAATAATCTATTGTTGGGATATGTCTATCTCTAACTTCTATAACTTTTCCGCTTCCAGAAACAACTTCTTTAGTATGCGCTAAACATTCAGAAATATAGTTATCTGCATGCTTGCCTAAATTGATTATAAACTCATCTGACTTAGCCATTGATTAATTTATTTAGTATTTCCTTTGTCGCGTTACGTGGCATTTTAATACCTTTATCTTTCAATAATGCTTTCATCTCTTTAAAACTCATTATTTCAAACTGACCACTTATTACTTCAGTATCTAAAACTATCGTTAACGGTGCAGTTTCGTGAAATCTTATAAAGTTATTAATTATGTTAATTGCATTAGCCCAACAACCTGAACAATTTAAAGATAACGTCTTTTTTGTTATTGCTTGGTATATTGTTTGGATATGTATTTTCTCGTCAAAGGTCGATGGCGTGAATTTAGCTATTATTTTGTTTCTTAATATATCTAAAGATATACGTCCTTGAATGTTTAACTCCATAGTTTGTCTAGTATTGATGCTATCACGAATGTAGCTAGTGAATAAATTATATTTTCTTGTGTGCAAATTACAACTATTACTGAAGTCCAAAAAGTAAAGCATGGAAAACAATCTAATACCTTAACAAATTTGAAAGGGTCTATACCTAGTAAAGATTTCGCTTTGCTAGATAATGACCATTCCCTTATTAGTAGTATAGCAATGAATAGTGATATTATTATAGTGTACATTAGTTTAAATAATAAGTGAATATCATTGACAAAGATACGTTTTTTTTCGTTCTACAATGATAGTTAAAATGTAAAAGTAGTATTTTAGTTTCAAATATATCCATTATTCTCAAAAAAGTGTAGTTAAGCGTGCGACTTGCCCAAACTCCTTATGAAATATAAAACCTTCAATCGCTAAAGGTGAATGTTGGTAACCGCTTTTATGGTGCCAACTATCTGCAGGACTTGGTGAACGTAATGACTCTATTTGTACGCTCATAATATCACGGCTGGTCTTGTGGTGAACGTGGTGAGTAAACCAGTATCTATGTTTACAATCGTGCCAATAATTTGAAGCTTCATGGCACATTAATAAAGGTAAATCATTTTGCTTTGCTCCATCTCCGTGAGTTGTGCCTATAAGGTTTTTACCGTAGGTTGTGTATTTTCTATGTGACGGGCTTCGATTAAATTCTATATTCCGATGTGTGTTATACCAACTGTACAAAGAATCCATTAGAAAAAACCCGCTCATCTCATCATGATTAGAGACGTTATAAATTATTTCTAAGTCTGCAATCTGTACTAAGGTTTCAATTATATCTATGTATAACTGTTTTGCCATAATGAAAGCGTCGAACCATTTTAAATGTGTGTCCTGTTGTGTGCCTTTTGTCGTTTGGCTCTTAGCATTGTCAGTGTTTAGAACATCGTTACCAACTATTAATATAATCTTATCAATGTTGAAATATTTACTTTTCTTAAGTATTGAATAAACGCCTTCTTTTACCCTTTGAACTGCAATCTGTGAGTTGTATTCTTCACCCGTTTCAAATGCAGAACAAAGTTTGTTTATATGAATGTCGGCAGGGTCTATAAGTAAAGCGTGCGAGTCCTCGATGAGTTCCGACCGCTCAATTGTAATATGGTTAGGTTTAATATTCTCAACTGTGCTGATAAAATCTTGTTTAAATTCATGATAGTTAAAGGAGTCGTTTTCGACCCCCTTTACATTGATAGAATAATGTTCACCTTTATACCAATAGTGCTTTACTTTTTCTATATCTATCCCTACGGCTTCGCACTCTTGATTAATACCATTGTTTAACCTACGATTTATTAGTTTGCCTACGCTTCGTCTATTATTGTGGTCGAATTCAATTCCTTGCTCTTCACATATTGTTCTCGCTACATTTGTTTTCCCTATTCCAGAGTTAAACAGCTCCATTATTCGTTCTATGTTTTCAACCATTTGATAAAGGTAATTAAGTTTTTTAAATACTTACATTATAATCTGACAAATACGACTGTATACTATCTCTTAATTCCTGTGCTAGTTCTATTTCTTCTGATGTAGCTTCTCTATTTTTATAGACTCCATGCTTAGTTATGCTTCTTAAATCATTATTTAACTGATGAAGTATTACGCTATACTTATAGCCATTTAAAGCCATGTTTATATCGTCTTGCTCTTCTACTGAATCGAACTCAATTGTTACTTTGCCCATCTTTTAAATCTTTAATTGTGTAAACCCCTTGAGGGCTGTTATTCATTGCTATCACCTTAATTTCGTCTGCTAAAAGTTCAGCTATTGGATTAGTAAAATTTATATTACCGTTCATTCTCCTTGCTATTGGTATAACTTCACCAGTGCTTGGTATCTTTACTCCGAAGGTTGTACTCATCTTACTTATATTTTCTAATTAATTCAAATGTGTACTTAATGTCATGCCAATTAATATGATAAGTATCATAATTAAAAGAAGGGTACCATGCAATACAATGACCGTAATTAGCGTTTTTGCAATCCTCTCGTTTAATTACATTACCGTTTACACTTCTTAAGTAAATCCAAGGTATGTTGCCAGTCAACTGAATATCAATACCTATTTTCTTTAATCTCTCAACTAATACATCTAGCTCGTTCATTTCATTATATCTTTTAATTGGTTTATAATTCCCTCGTTTCTATCACCCCAAAACATATCACACGTGAACTTGTTTTCCACTATCTTAAATGGCGGCTCACAAAACCAGCTTTGTCGGTGTTCGCTTGCGTATGCTGTAAATCTGTAGCACTCTATTTTTTTAGGGCAGTTATTGCCGTTGCACATTGTTATGTCGCTCATCTTGTTTCTATTATGTCAAATTTAATATACTCTTCACCTTTTTTAATATTTAATTTAACCGCTTCAAGTTGATAAATATCCCTATCATTAAAATCATACTTCACAGTTAAGCAATCCTGAAAAACTTTAATACAATTATCTAAGTCCTGAAGCTTACTAGATAATCCAAATTCTAAAATAAGCTTGTAAGGCGGTCGACCAATAAAAAAAATAGGTAACTGTCTCATAACTTCTGATACATATTCTTTATGTACTTGGTTCTTAAATCTTTTACCTTGATAGCACGAATTTACGCTTAATGCTTTGATGTTTATCTTTTCCATTACTTGCCAAATTTAATGATATTTTTTAACTCATCAATTGTTTTGAATATTTTATACGGTTTATTAATTAAATAACCGCAAAATACTTTCTCAATCGTAATATTATATTTTCTGTATAAAATTATGTCAGGAGTATCCACTCGTTGAAATCCTAATCTTTCAAGTTCTTTTTTCATATCATTTTTATTAGTTCATCGTTAATTTTAATCTGTTCTGTCGTTTCTTTTTTAGCTATTAGCCAATGCAATTCTAAATCTGAACATCTACTTCGTGCAACCCTCCATTCTTTCTCAAGTGTTTTAAACGTGTTTAAGACTATGTTTAAATCATTGATAGTACTTTCTACTTCTTTTATCTTTAAGTCGCTTAAACCTTTTCTTTTCATGCTTATTTTGCGAAATAGTAGTTTATTTATTGTCATTGATAAATAAATTTCCGATTGTGTTAATCTTAAGTCGTCCATTAAAATCCAAAATTAGGTTTTAAATACTCACTTTTTTCTATCAAAGTGTTTCTTTTTATTAAATCGTAACCCCCAATTCTAAAACCTAATCCATTATTAAAATCAAAAGGTAAAGGAAAATCCATAAGTGTAGGTTGCCCCCCCGTTCTATTTCGTTTGTTTTTACGTACGTGAATATGCGTAACGTTGTTCATGGTTTCATGCTGTGTAAATCTGTGAACTATCCAAAAGTCATCAGCTCTATTTGCAAATGCTTGACCCCCTTCAGCGTCTGCCATCTTTGGCGGTTTTTGATGTCCTTCTAGTGGATGTCCTTTCGGAAATTGTCCCGTACTTCTTTGGCTTTCTGTTGATGGGTGCAAAGAAATATAAACCGTTTTCTTTGAGCTATTGCAAAATTCCCGCATCTCGTTTAAAAAATCGTAGTTGTCAGAAAACCCGTAACCCCGTTTTAATCCTGTATAAGGGTCTATAAAAAAAGCATCGGATGAACTTTCTTTAAATATTTTTAAAAGGTCGCTAGGTGAATAAATTAATGAAGGGTCTATGAATGTAAACCAGTGTTCAATTTTTAAATTAAACTTTCTAATCTCATCATGCGTAAGGTAGTAAAAGTTTTTGCCTGAATACATTTGAATTAAATTTATCATTGTTTCTCCTACTTCGTCCTCACCCATCCATAAAGTCCATTTAATATCATGTTGACTAGAAATAGCTAGTGCATACCATTGAAACCAATACGACTTACCAACGTTAGCACCTCCTAGAATCATGTTCATTTGTCCACGTTTAAAACGAATATAGTTATCAATGTTATCACACCCCAACCCTAAACCGCTTTTAACTTTACCATCTTTTACAGCGAAAAGATAGTCTATTGAATTATTTTTATTTAGAATCATTTTGTAGGGCTTTTTGTTTAATAGCTTCTGCAATTTGTAGTTCTGCTATTCGTGAACTTTCAAGTTGAGCAGGTGAAAGGTTGTAAGGATTTGCAATTACTTCTTCATTAATATATTTTAAAGTATTTAATAAAGTTGTTTTCCAAATTTTAATAGGTTCTTTTTTATCTTTACGAGTAATGCACCAGTCATTATTTTCCCATGATTTATATTTAAATATTAATTCTTGCTTATTTGCTTTTGGTTTATTTTCTAAAGCGTATTCTATAAATTCATCAATCGTTGGTTTAATAGTTATTGGTTTATTAGTTATTGGTTTATCTATAGTACTATTGCTTTGCCCCATGCCTTTGATTTGCTTTACCCCATGCTTTACGATTGCTTTATCCAATGCTTTACCGTTTTTAGGTATAGCATTTATTAAGCTGATTATGTTTGCAGAATATTGATTTGTACTTTTTTGAACCATTTTTATAAATCCGAAATCAACTAATTCATTTAAGTATCTAGTATAAGTTTGATTCTTTTTTATTCCAATAGCATCCATTGCCATTTGAGTAGGGAATCCAAATTTATCTCTCCAGCCTAAACGATTACAATGTTCAATAGCAAAGAAATAAATTGCAGTATGATTTGGAGAAACCTTTTCAGGATTTTCAAAACACCAGTCAAAATAATTTCGAGAAAGTTCGTATCCGTTCATTATTTCATATCTTTTTGAATGCAATGTAAAGCTCCTATCAGTTTAAATACATCTTTTTTAGTTAAACTTATATTAACAAACTCTTCTTCTTTCAAATCTTTTGAATGAATACTTAAGTAATTATCAATTAATTCAAACTCAATATTAGAGTCTATTCTTGTTTCATCTGTAAATTTGTAAATCATAATAAATAAATTAAGTTAAATAAAAAAGTCATTTAAAAAAGGCGCTGGACTACCTTTGATAAATGACTTTATAGTAATGTTTTTAGAAGTGTCCAGCTTCGTATACAAATATAGTAATTATTATCTAATTAAAAAAGTGTTTCTTGTTTAATAGTTGCTTTAAATCTTTTTTCAGCTTCTTTTAAATTTAAGATAGCTTGTTTGTAATAACTATCTTTTAATTCAATTCCTATTGCTTTACGACCCATTGATACAGGACTAAACACTTCGCTTCCAACTCCCATAAACGGAGTTAAAACAACTTCATTAGGATTAGAATATAGTTCTACAATTCTATCAATTACATCTAATTGTAGTGGGTGTACGTGTTTTTCATCATCCTCTTCTTTTGAATCTCTAAACGGTAAAACATTATCAATTCTAATATCGTCCCAAACAGAGCTAGCGTAACGTTGCCATATATAATGGTTTAATTTAGTTATTTTATCGTCTTCATTTATATTGTTTAAATGTTCCCAAAGTTGCTCAGTATTAAAATCTGAATTATTAGCGTTGTTGTATGCTCTTAAAATATTTGGTAGTATTGGAGTTTCACCTGCATAATTATTCATTCCATACGGATGTGTTACGGGTACTTTGTTTTCGCCTTTCTTTGTGAATACTAAAACATAGTCAGGCATTGCTGTAAAACATTTTGTACTATCTTCAACAATGAACTTGTGCATTAAAGATTGTACCATTGTTCTCATTCTAACCTTTAAAGGCTCTTTCCATATTGTTATACGGTTACGATATTCAAAACCATATTTAGTATGTAGTCTTATAATCTCATTAGGGAAGTCCCAAAGTCTACAAGTATTATCAAATACATCTGTACAATGAACAGCGGTAATCCTACCAGCTTTTGTCACTCTTGAAATCTCTTTAATTAAAAATTCATATTGTTCTAAAAACTGTTCTTTACTTTCACAATTGCTAAAGTCATTTTCAGAACTTGAATAGTTATATAGTCCAGCAAATGGAGGGCTATATACTGATAAATCAATACTTTCATCTGATAATGTAGGCATTACTAGCATACAGTCGCTATTATAAATAGCATAGTTTTCTGTTACTACTTGGTCTTTTACTTTGTTTTCTGTTTTCATAATTTATATAAATAAAGGTTTAATTATTTCTTTGTTAAATTCTTTTACTTTGTGTTCAAATGAACGGTTTACATTTTCTGTTAAGTTTTTATGAAGTAGTATTGCCTTTTCTGTTTTCTGTTGTAACGCTTCTAATACTCTTGTTTGACCATCTGATATAACCATGTCAATAGTAACGTCATTCTTTTGTCCGAACCTCCAAAAACGTCTTATAGCTTGGTAGTACTGTTCATAACTCCATGTAGGAAAAAATACAGAATGATTACAATGCTGCCAATTTAACCCCATTGAAGTCATTTTAGCCTTTGTAATTAGTCTTTTAATTTCTCCATTTGCAAACGCTAAAAGTATTTCTTCTTTTTTATCAATACTTTGAGATCCTATAATTTCAACTGCATTTTTATCAGCGTGTTTTAAAATACTACTTTCGTTGTTAGTGTTGCACCAATATACTGATGTCTTATCTTTTGCTAATTCAATAGCCTTTTCACATCTTTTTTCTTCTGTTTGTTTTTGTTCATGTCTAACCTCTGTCATTGATTTTGCAATAGGTGTAAACATTTGAATTTGTCCGTTAACATCTATTAGACTTTGATTTTCTACAACGTGTCTATTAATTTTTAATTCAGGCAAATTATATCTATCGTTTGAAAATCCTAAGTCGCTAGGCATCTTTGCCATTATTGACCATTGATTAACCCATGCAAAGAAATCTTTTTCAGCGTGTGGTTTTAAATAAAACTTTTCTCCTATGTTTCTATTGTTAGAATCTACTGAATTTTGATTATTCTTAAAGAATTTGCCTAACATATCCATGTAACCCATGTAACCCAAAGCTTCACTACTAGTACCTAGTTCTATAAAATCATTTGGAGATGGTGTTGCCGTAGACAAAAACCTATAAGGTATCTTTTTAACAAAGCTAGTTACCTCTTGTTTTATTTTACCATCAAAGTTTTTAAGTATTGAACTTTCATCTAGAATAACTCCTACAAAATCTGATTCATTAAAGTAATGTAAACGCTCGTAATTACATACTACTATCTTTTTTGTATGTTTACCATCTTTACTATATTCAATGTCATCAATTCCTAGCTTATCAGCTTCTAAAATAAATTGAAATGCAACCGCTAAAGGTGTTAAAATCAATACTTTTTTATTAGTATGGTTTATAATATTTTTAGCTATTGATAATTGTATTAAGGTTTTGCCTAATCCAGTATCGGCAAATACAGCCGTACGCCCTTTTCTAATAGCTTTTTCAATAATAAACTTTTGGAAATCGAAAGCCATCTCAGGTATGTAATTTGGCTCAAAACCAAAACTACCTAAAAGATGTCTTTTGTTTTCAATAAATTTTTCGTAATCATTCATAATTTTTTGTGTTTTTAATTAAGATAATTTTAACCATTCAATAAACTCTTCATCTGTAAGATTGTTTAAAAAATCTCTCATTGAACTATCATCATTTTCTTTTTTCAAAATACAAGTTAGATTTATTTTTTGTCTAACTCCTAAAGGTAATGATGTAATTCTTCTATACCCTAAAGAATATTCTAAAGGTTGAGAATTTACTTTTTTTAATGTTTTTGTGATAATTCCTGCTTTCATAATTTTTGTGTTTTTAAATTGTTTCTGCAAATCTAACTATAATATTGACTATAACAAGCTTTATTATATTTTTACTCTTATTTATATTAATTCTAAATAGTGTTTTGCACAAATATACGGTAAATGATTGTGTTTGTAGTGTATTTGTGTTTTGGCAGTAAATGAATAATAGTGCCAAAGTAAGAATAGGGAGAGCTTAGACAAAATAATTGCGTTTATTTTTACTCCCCCTATTCAGTTGCTTAACCGAACAATACGCATTAAACAACTATAACACTTCATTAGCGCAACTTCGCAGACGCTAATACGGTCGTCCGTTATATAAAACTTTTATTAAAAAATTCCCTTAATTCCTTTGTATTTTGTATCTGCTCGTCTGCTACCCCCGCTAAGTCTTCATCTGATTGCTTATAGTATAGACTATTACTAAACATCTCTAACTTCTTAAGTAAGTCCGTTGTGAAAAACTCTGGCAATACTTCGTTAAGTTCCTCAAAGTTTTCTAAAAATAGCGGCTGCATTGTCATTGTTTCAGCTATTAGCTTATTATAGTGTAGTTGATTGTTGATTAACTTCAACTTTCGTTCCTGTACTTTAAATTTCTTATTCATATTCGTTGTTTTTAAACCATTCTAAGCCATTTAAACACTTGTTAAATGCTATCTTATCTTTACGTTCATATTTGTTTCTTAGAATGCCCCCGTTGTGTTCTCTAGTTAGTGGCATTAATCTAGTTCTTTTAAACTGTTTTAGCCATTTCATGTATGCTATTTCTTTATCCATACTATTTCTTTTTAAATTGTTCAAACCATTCTTTAGGACTTAGAGGATTTTTATGCCTATTGTCATTACTAAACTTCCAAGAATAATCAGCATACTCAATCATATCATCCTCACTATACATTCTTTCAGATTGCCATTTAGCACCATTATTAAATGCTGATATAATATCATGTTTACAATACTCGCGAGTATCAGCTGTTTTTGGACATCTATAAGGTTCTGCATATAATTCAGCAGCTTCTTGTGTTTCTTTCATTTTATTTAATTTAAATTTTACTGTAAAATAATTTCTTTGATAGATTATGCACTTTACCGTTGTCGCATTGTATTCTGTATTGCTGCTTATAAGTTTCTATGATTGTGTAAATGTTCAATGTACTTATCAAATTAGCGTATCCAGCGCGTGCAATAACTTGCTTAGCTTCTAAGAAGTTTGGCTTTACATAATCTATTCCTGTTGTATACTCGCTGCAATTTTTATGGTGATGCGTTTCTTTGCACCCTACTAAACAATATTCTGTTATCATAATTTCTCTATTTCTTGTTTAACCCTATCCCAGTAATCTATCATTACTATATCGTGAAGCTGTAAGTGTTCTAAAACCTCGTCGCAGCATATTAAAGCGCATAACTTGCTTTGTGCGTACTCTATGTTAAAGTCTACGGTCATTTGTCTTATTAAGTGTTCTGCTTTGTCTTTAGCTGTCATCTCTTTTTTAATTAGTGTAAATTCGTTAATTACTATATCAATTGCTTGTGTTAATTCCTTAGGGTATATCATTTCTGTATCAGCACCTAATCTCCACTCTTGGTGTATTTTTAAAAGGTTTATAGCGTCTTCTAGTTTCATGGTTTAAAGGTTTCGTTGTAATAATCAATACCCCCTACCCAAACTTCGCAATTACTTGTTACCCTAGACTTCCTTAGTTTATTTCCGTGAGCTTCTATAATCTGATCTTTCTCTTGTTGTAACTTAAAATTCAATAAATTTAAAATCTGTTCCTTTGTGTATGTTGACTGCATTCTATCATTTTCAAATGAATGTATCAAATGTTGTATTGCTGTTTTCATGGTTTCAATATTTTTAAATCCGCTTCTACTAATCTATTAATTAATTCAAAGGCTAATTTTACAAGGCTGTTAGCGTCATCTTTTAAACCGTTATTTTCTGTAATCATTAAGATATTAGTAAGGTCTATTTCACTAAAATCTATTATATTCTTTTTAAGTTGTCTTTTCATTTTGTAAGTATTTCGTAAACTGTTAACCCTATCATTATTCCTACTAATCCTATTATTGTTAAGAATAATTTTAATAGGAACTTCATTTCTTTTATATTTTTGTCGTCTTGGAACTCTCTCATCTTACATCGTGTCTTAGGTCGTATTCTCTATTTTTTAGGTCAATGTATGCCTTTGTTGACTTCTTTTTTAATGCGGCCCAAATCTCATCACTTGAGTAGTCTATACCATCTACTTCAACTTTGTAGATATTTAAAGCGTTTCTTTGCTCGTCTTCTAGTTGTCTATATTGTTCCTCCTCCATTCTAAAGTGTAGAAATTCTTTTCCTGCTATACTCATCTTTTAGTTATTTCGTTAATTTCTAATTGTTGTTGTGCTGTCAATGTGTATGCTGTTTTAAGCTTGTCGAATACATCTAACTCTAAACCTTCGTATCTACTTATTGCTTTCTCAAATAATGCAGATGAGCAAATTGGTTTAGTAATTGCTTGTGGCGCACTGGCTTTTTGTCCGTCATCATCGTCTGCCATTAAAAGTAAAATACTTGAAATTTGGTAACGTCGATAGTAAGTAATTTGACTACCCAAAGCCTGACTTGTTAAGTTTGGAGTTAGTTCAATACTGCTCTCAATCATTTCTCCGTTATCAATATCTATTATCTGAGTGAACACTTTACCGTCTTTAATGGGCTGTAATAGTATTAAACCTTTTTCTAGTAGTATTGGTTCAACTGCTTCGATTAATGCGTTTAAATCGGCATACGTGTTTTTAAAATGTGGATTCTTAGCGTTTTTCTTAACTACTCCTATCTCTTGTTTTGCTGCGTGTATTTTTGCGTATATTTTCATAACTCTTGATTTTTAAGGTAAATTTCTACTAATTCATTTTGCATCCATTCCTGCTCGAATAATTCTGTAATATCTACACCAGCAACGTATACTCTTAATACATAAACATATTGACCGTCTTCAGGGAATCTATTATCGTAGCTATCTTGAAATTCTACTTCTAAATCAATATCTTTATAATTGATAAATGTTGTTTTCGCATGACTAGGAATTAATTTCTTTAAATCAGCTATGCATTCTTCTAGTGTTTTAATTGTATTTCTCATAATTTATTTGTTTATTGCTTTTAAATACTGTAAATATAATTCATAATTGAAGCTTCCTGTAGTTGCTTCTGCTTTGCTTTTTGATTTCCACCATTTAATACATATTCCTAAAGGCGGTGCGATGTACGTGTTTTCTAATTTGTTTTGTGATGCTTTCATAATTTGTGTTTTTATTATTGTTACGTCTTATTGACATAGCAAAGATAAGTATAATATTGACTATTACAAACTTTATTATAAAATAATTGTTATTTATATTAATTCTAAATAGTGTATTAACTAAGAAATGCCCGTAACAGGAGCTACGAGCATTAATTTTACCTAACCAAACACATGGGAAATTATGAAAAACCCATACAAATATAACCTTTATTTCTTAATAAACAAATCAGCTTCAACCCTTCTACGTCTTACTAATCCTGCAAGCACTTTACCGCCACCCATGATATAATGGTTTATTAACCAATCATAGATTATCTCATCTGTAGCTTTTTGGTTTACTAATCTAAACAAAGTTTGTGAGCTTCCACAGTTCCAACAAAACGATACTAAAGCATCAAATTGGTTTTGGGTTAAAGCAATCTTTATGTTTTTGATTACTGTAGCTTCGTATTTAGGTAGCAACTTTAACAGTAACATATCCGCTTCTACTTGGCTAATCTTTTGCCCCATTAGAACCTTGCTACCATCTAAGTAGAACGTGTTACCGTAGCCAATTGTCCAAACGGAAGCAGGACACTTATAACTTTTCAGCTTGCACCCTTCAAATTGTTTTATTAATTCAATACCTTTTTGGCTCGTTTTCATATTTTAATTTAATTGAATTTTTACAAATATACAAATAACTTTATATAAAACAAAAAACCCAGGCAGTAGTTCTTGATCAGAGAAACTTTCCTGGGGGTAGTAAAGTTATAGACATCGTCATTTCCCTTACTTAGAAGTCCAAACTTCGGACGCTGTTCTTACGGGAAGCGTGTCTGGCACGTAGTTAATTAATTATTTTATCTCAAAGTGCATCCAATCGTAGTTCTTTTCTCTACCTAAAGAAACAAATCCATGTTTATAGAATATGTCAATCATTTTAGCGTACTCAGGACGTGCAAATCTAGCAGTCTTATTAGTTTCTTTTAATTGGTTTCTTTGAGGGTCTAAATCAATTGCTATACCCCACGAATGACGGCTAAACTCTGTACCCCCTCGCATTTTTCTATAATTGAAACAACCTCCAAACTTATCTATACCTAAACGTACTATTTCAGGATACGTGTAAACACTTAGTAGCTCATTAAACACGTCTAAAAAGTTTTGTTTAACAAGCCTATGGCATCTCATTTTCTTAACGGGCTTGCCATCATAAACCATTGGATAAGGCAAAGTAATAGTTTCTAAATAACCTACTCCACCCTCGTTTGGCGTCCCGTATCTTTTAATACATTCAGCAGTTGTTATCATATTATATTTTAGCAAACTTTGAAACCGTTGCTGCAGTCGTTCCGATTGTAACTAGAACCGCACCTACTGAAGCAGTCGCAGGTAACGTAATTAACGCACCACCAACTAAACCTATTACTATTCCTACGTGGATTAACTTCTTAAAAAACATCGGTGTTTCCGCGTTCCATCTCTTTTTTACTTCTCTTAAATTTCTCATGCTCTTTTTATTTTAAATTTGTCTGGTAATATTGCGTAATTAATTGATTTACTATACATTCTATTAGCTTTTAAATTCCCGTTTTCCATTCTTAACTCGTAACAATGTTCTAATTTGCCCTCTAATACTTCTACGCGTGAGTTTGTAATCCATAGCCAACAAGCTAGCACTCCTGTCACTCCATACTTTTTTGTTATTTCTACGAATTGTAACATTTCTTTTAACTATTTAATAATTCTGTACATATAATACCCACATTGTCTACTATTAACTTATCTTCAGTACTCATTTCAGACACGTTTAAGCATATAACTTCACTATCTTCACCTTGTATATCTAATCTATTTACATCAGTTGTATAAACTGTGTATAATAATGGGTCTTTTTGTGTCAAACAAAATGTTTCAAGTTCATTAAATGACACTTGTTGTTGTTCTGTTAATTCATTTACAAATCTTGGCACTACTTGAATATTATCATTTTGTGGTATAATCATCAAAGCTTGATCTGAATGTCTATATACTATTTGTTTAAAATTTTCCATAAATTAATAATTATATGATGAACTTAATAATTCTGTTCCTGCACCTAATAAAGTTCCTGCGAATCCACCACCACCAGCATAAGTTCCTATAGAACCAATATTTGTAGTTACTGTAAAAGTTGCCGTAAATCCTGCTCGTGGTATAAATACTACAAAACCATATGTTGAAGAATAAGAGCAATTTTGAAATAGTAGAATACTTGCTTTAACTAATGTTACTATTTCAGCAGAAATAACCGCAATTGATTTCCCTGCTCCTACTACAGAAATTATAACTGTATTTGTGCCGTCAAATATTGTTAACACTGTGTTTGTGTTTGCCAAAGATACAACAAACTTATTTATATCTCCTGTTCCACTTGTAGAGTTTCCGTATGTATTTCCATTAGACATTGCGTAAGCTAAAATAACTTCTTTTGAAACAGATGTATTAGCAGCATATTTAACATACATGTTACAAGGATTAGACATTCTACCATTGTTTACAAGTACTCCATCTGTTTTTTCAATTAATGGCATGTACTCTACTGTACTATCAAAAATTAAATCTTTATTATTTATGAATTGTCCTGAATTTGTTAACTTGATAGGTGCTGAAGTAGCCGTAGCCCCATAAGTTAATATAGTACCATCATTTATAAACTTGCCAACTCCTGTATATGTTAACGCTGTTAATCTTATAAGACCACTATTAATAAATGTACCTGCTCCAATAATAACAGTCATATATCTTGATACTGCAGTACCTTCTTGATTTCCATTGAATTTGATACTACCGCTATTTACTGTAACCGTTCCATTTATTGAACCGTTTACAACACTACCCTTTGAAGTAGGAAATCCATTAAAAATTACATTTCCAGTAACATCTCCATCAAGTATCACAGGAGAACCTCCTAAAGTTACTGTTGTTACAGTTAATGAACCATAAACATTTACAGATTTTATATAATCTCCACTATCAATAGTTGCAGTTGTTCCTACTATATTGGCATATAAATTAATACCTCCACCATGAGTATAACTTCCTAAAATAGTACCGTTTATATTGCCGCGCGTAGCAGTACCGTTTAAAGCTACTATACTTGCTGGAGTTGTTATCTTAGTGTTTATATCAACATACCCTGAAGTATATCTTAACCCTCCTAATAATCCATAAGCGTTACCATTCCAAGTAAAATTACCTGATACTGCAATTAGAGAAACATAACCAAATCTACAATCAAACATCTCTGTATTGATACTTAAATTTGTAAATGTTAAATAACTAGCTCCTCCTATATTTCCTAAATTATAACCAGTACATATTGAATAGTAATTTCCTAAATCTAAAAAACCTTCAATCGCTGTGAACCCTGCTGGATTAATTAATCCTGAATTTGCGTGAGTTCCAAAAGTTTTCCCTAAGCTTAAATAAAAAGGTATTAAAATATTTGCAGTAAAAGTAAATAAAGTTAAATTTCCATAAGATATTGTAGCTCCTAAACTTTTACTATTAATATAGAATCCTGTTTTATGTATATTACTTGTTACAACAAAATTACCATTTAATATAACCTCATAAATAGTCCACCAAGTTGCAGTTATTGTAGCACTTGCTGTACACGCTTTACTTAATACAATTGTATTAGACGTTTTACTTACAACTATTGTGTTATAAGGTATTCCTGTTCCTGTAATAAATTGTCCTACCACTATATTAGCTGTTGAACTTACTGACGTTAAAGTAGAACTTGTACTTGTTGTTGTAGCTGTTACCGTTCCTGTATTAGTTATATCTGCTAAAGCGTATTCAGGAGTTAAATAAGGATTATTAATATTTCCTCTACCTGTTGAATTAACTCCGTTTATTGAGTCAACGTAGATTTTATTTGCTTGTGGGATATTTGCTCCTGATGGTGTAGCCCATTGTGCCTTACCATCTGCTGTCATAGAAGTAAGAACTTTACCTACTCCTTCAGTTCCGTCTTGTAATTGTGCTGAATAGTTTGTAGTTGCACCACTTCCAACAAATTTACCTCCTATATTTACAGTACTTGCACCACTTGCCTGACCGTAAACACCTACATTTAAACTTGTTGAACTTTGCGCTGTTCCTGAAGCTCCGAAATTAGTAGATGCACCTACACCTTGATTCACACCCGAAACACCTACAGCGCCATTTACAGTAGTGTTACCGTAGATAGTGTAGTTTTCTCCGGCAGTTGTACTATATACGCCAAGTTTATAAGCTGAAGCTATTGTCCCATTAACTGCTATATTAGAACCATCATCCTTAATTAAACTATTACCTATTGCACCTGATGAAGTAAATTTAGAAAGAGTATTTATAGTTCCAGACCCAGTAATCCCTGCAGAAACAGTTGACCATGTACCGTCATCTTTTAAAAATTTCCCTGTGTTAGTACCTTTAGGAACAAAACCATGTTTAGTAGTAGAAAAGTCATTTGTAGTAATATCAGTTAATGATATTGTAGCATCACTAATTGTTTGGTCACCCGTATTTACTCCACTTGTATTGCCTAGTAAAGTACTTTCAGCACTTGTTATAAGTCTTTCTCCTACAACCTTATCAACTTTATCTGCTAAAGCGTCAAAGACCCCGTTAGATTCTACAGCTTTAACACTTCCATCAGTTGGCACGGTGTCAATAGTTTGTAATTCCCATACAGCAGTTGCGGTTGTTGAATCTGTGCAAATGTATAAATCCCCATTATCTAATATCCAACGTGACCCAATATAAAAGCCTTGTGAATTGTCATTATTTGCATCTGGAATGCTTGTAAATTTATGGTTAACCTCTCTTATTAAAAGACCGTTTCCGTCCATCACATACTGACTACCAGCTTCCCATTTCAACTCGTAACCTACAGCGCAAATTTGAGCAACCCCACCGCCAGCGCCTGAGTCAATTGTACCCTCTCGAAGTCTTGAAGTATTATTTAAATACACACCAACACCGTCCCCAAATTGAATATCTGAAGCTGTAGTATTGCCAGCAGTTACAACGCTTTGAAGGTCTTGGTCGCCCGTATTCGTTCCACTAGTATTACCCAGCAATGTAGCTTCAGCACTAGTTATTAAACGGCTTCCAGCTTCTTTGTCTACCTTATCATCTAATGCCGTTTGTGTAGCTGTAGATATTGGTTTGTTTAAGTCGGAAGTGTTATCCACATTTTCAAGACCCATATCTGCCTTGCTAAATGTTATATTAATGTTATTCGCCATAGTATAAAGATATTAATAATTATTTAATTTTTACGGTAATTTATCTATTGTTAAAAAAATACTTGGAGTTGCGGGTCTATCAGGTGTTGTTTCTACTCCCGTTGCTAATAATCGTAAATGTACATCATTACCACTCATCCATAATTCAACGTAATCATTAGCGTTTAAAGTGAATGGTATTGAAATAGTTAGCCTTTTTTGGTCGTTAGCATTTGCAACCCTAATCTTACTATTTGAGTTAGCTAAATTAGTTCCGTTTACTTTTATCCAAATATCTAGTAATTTATTAGCCCCGCTAGAAAGTTCTGTTTGTGCTGAAATATTAGCTATAAAATTCCCACCTTCTAAAACTGTAAATCTAGAACTAGAAGTTTGTGTTATTTTAGCAGCAAAATCTAATGTGTTAAATGTAATTGCTTGGGGAGTGTTTGCAACTGCAATAGTTTGAATAGTTGTATCTAATAAGGCTATATGTGGAGTTATATTTGACTCAAAGAAATTACTCACACTTATTTCTGTATTCTTTTTGCTTTGACTAGTTTGCCTTACTAGTATAGTATCATTACTTGCAAGTGTTGTAAGTTGTTCTGTAAATGCTAAGTCGGTTATAAAGTTTTTCATTAGCTTAATGTTGGAATAGTGAATGTACTATTTAAGTTACCATTAACATAAACATTGTATGTAGTATCTGGAAGCGTATAAACGTCACCACTTGCAGCCGTATGCGTAAACGAACCGTCTGAGTTTATTATAATAACGTCCTCACACATTTGTATATTTGCAGACGTTTCAAAGTCGTAACCCATCATAGGTAAATTACAAATACTTTGATTGTCGTATATTGTAAATGATATCGCTAAAATCCATCCAGCGCTTTCATCTGCACCCTTTTCTAAAAATTTACTTGCCGTTGCGCCTGTTATCTTACCAATGTTTTGCCATCTAGGACTTTTACTAATAACTTCGTAAACATCTCTAACAACTTGCAAAGTATCACTTTCAGTATCGTTTAAATTGCCTTGTCGACCATTCTTAAAAAACTTGTCCGCCACAATTATATTAATAGTAACAGGAATAGTAACTTTTTCTAAACTGTTTCCCGTAACAAAGCAACACATTAAAGGGTAAGTAACCGCCTTGTCTTGGTTTATAGCATTTAGAAAGTCACCCCAATAGTAAGTGTTAACCTGAAGGTGTGCGTCTGCAATTGCTTGTAGTTCTGTATTAAGATTATTTAAAGTTTTCTTCATTTAAAATAAATATTACTTCTAGTTTTACCTAAGTCTGGTTTAATTCCTTCACCGCCATCCGTTAAACAACTATAAAAAGAGTCAGGATTAGAAAAGTATTGGTAGTATTCAGGATATATAACAGAATTGTATTTTAAATATTGTATTAACTTTTGTCTATAATGTTCAAATTTACTTCTAAATGAATCTTGTAATCTATTTATTTCGCTTTCACTTGCACCCCTTAGAAACTCGTCGTTTGTTATTCCTGTAGCCTTGTTTCTAATTTGGTATGTAGTCATTACAACGGCTTCTAAATTACAACCCATAGCAACTACGGGAATAATATACTTATCCATTAAAATAACCTCATCAGTGTTAAGATTATCTAGGTCAATACCTTCTAGTATTCTAGTGTACAAAGAAGTCCCTATAATAGGTTCTATCATTGTGTCTTGTACTATCTTAATAGTAGGTGTTAATATACTGTCCTCAACATTTCCATGAATCAAAGAAAGTTGTTTAAGATTATATGCGTTTATTAATAATGCTGTACTCATTTTATTTAAAGATTACGTTTTGTTTCCAAAAATG